GCGGAAAAGGCTGCTGCGGAAAAGGCTGCTGCGGAAAAGGCTGCTGCGGAAAAGGCTGCTGCGGAAAAGGTCAACACGGATATTTGGGAGTTGTCGGAGCGGGAATGGGCAATCGTTCGAGGATTGGGAAATGACGATTGAAGAAGCGAAAGCAATCATAGCAAAAACAAACAGCCCGTATTTAAAGCGGGATATGCAGAAATTCATCCAGCGCCAGCAAAGAAAGGGTGGCGATTATGGCAAAGACAGGAAGACCGAGAAAGGAAATCGATCAAAAACAGTTTGAAAGCCTCTGCGGTCTGCAATGCACGATCTACGAAATATGCGACGCTTTCGAGGTTTCGGAAAAAACCCTCGAGAGCTGGTGCAAAAGAGTTTATGGAGATACTTTTTCCAAGGTTTTCGAGCAAAAGCGCGGGCGTGGGAAAATATCGCTCCGCAGAATGCAATGGCGTTTAGCTGAGAAGAACGCTACCATGGCGATCTTTCTCGGCAAACAGTACCTCGGCCAGCGCGACAACGTAGACGTGAACGTCACAAACACCGAGGGACTGTCCCTGGACGAATTGGAAACGATGGTGATCGGCTTTGACGCGGGAAGCGGCGATAGCAATTCTCCTGAATGAGCCGGTAAAGATCGGCTACGCCGTCGGCTTTGACAAATTAACCGCGCTGCACAACCGGTGGATCATTGAGATGATCCGCGGCACGCAGGACAAGACATTGCAGGCGCACCGCGGCTCATATAAGACGACGTGCGTTTCCATCGCCCTCGCGTGCATTTTCGTTTTGCTGCCGAACAAAAAGACGCTCTTCCTCCGCAAGACGGACGCGGATGTAAAAGAGGTCATCCGCCAGGTGCGGAACATTTTGCTATCCCCGCCCATGCAGGAGGCGGCGCGGCTAATCCACGGGAAGGATATGGTTCTCATCACGCAGACGGCGTCGGAGCTATCGTCCAATTTGCCCGGCGACAGCAAAGGCACGTCGCAGATCGTTGCGATGGGCATAAACGGCAGCATCACCGGCAAGCACTTTGACCGCATCTTCACGGACGACATTGTTAACGTGCAGGATCGCACGAGCAAAGCCGAGCGCGACCGCACGAAGATCGTCTATCAGGAGCTGCAGAACATCCGCAACCGCGGCGGGCGCATTTTCAACACCGGAACGCCGTGGCACAAAGAGGACTGTTTCTCTCTCATGCCCAACATCGAGCGGCACGATTGCTACTCGACCGGCTTAATCTCCAAAGAGCAATTACAGATCATTCGGGAGGCTATGACAGCCTCCCTTTTTGCCGCAAACTATGAGCTTCGGCACATCGCGTCCGATGATGTTATTTTCACCTCGCCCCAAACGGGCGCAGACCCGGCGCTTGCCGAGCAGGGCATCTGTCATATCGACGCATCCTACGGCGGCGAGGACGGAACCGCGTTCACCATCTGCAGGAAATCCGGCGGCAAATACTACATTTACGGACGGCTCTGGCAGAAGCATGTTGACGACTGTTTACCGGAGATCATCCGCCTCCGAAAGGCGTTCAACGCCGGGATCATCTACTGCGAGCGCAACGCGGATAAGGGCTACCTTGCAAAGACGCTCCGCGAAAGGGGCGAGCGCGCCGACACCTACCACGAAAAGACAAACAAATTCGTCAAGATCACGAGCTACTTAAAAAGCGAATGGAAAAACGTGGTATTCGTTGCCGGGACGGACGCGGAATACATCAATCAGATATGCGACTACACCGAGAACGCCGAGCACGACGACGCGCCGGACAGCGCCGCGTCCATCGTGAGGAAATTGTGGAATAAAAAGGACACGGAATACGTCCCGCTGTGGATGTAAGGAGGAAGCATGAAAACATACAACGACCTTATCGCCGCGGGAGGATCGCTCGATGCGAGGACGACGTTCATTGGCAACGCCATCGCCGAGCACACCGGCAGTAAGGCGTACAAAACAGCGGCAGACGCCGAGCTGTACTATAACGGCGAAAACCCGACAATCAGCAACTACGAAAAGATCCTCTACGATTTGCAGGGCAAGGCGCACCGCGACATGTTCACCGCAAATCACAAGCTGGCCTCTTCTTTCTTCCGCTTCAACGTGAACCAACAGGTGTCCTATCTGCTCGGCAACGGCGTCACATTCGCCGACAAGAAAACGGCGGACAAGCTCTGCTCCGATTTCGACCAGGAGGTCATGACCGCCGCAAAGTATGCGCAGATCGGCGGCGTTTCGTTCGGCTTCTGGGATCTGGAACACCTCAGAGTGTTTCGCCTGACGGAGTTTGTGCCGCTCTATGACGAGGAGACGGGCGCGCTCTCCGCCGGTATCCGCTTCTGGCAGCTCGCGCCGGAAAAGCCGAAGCGCGTGACGCTCTACGAGCTGGACGGATTCACCGAATTTATCCAGAGCGACGGCGAGCCGATGACAATCATGCAGGACAAGCGCGCCTACAAACAGGTCGTGCGAACGTCCGAGGTCGGCGGTACGGAAATCCTCGACGGAGAGAATTACCCCGGTTTTCCCATCGTTCCGCTGTTTAACAACGAACGTGGTTTGTCCGAGATCGTCGGCAAGCGCAACACCATCGACGCCCTCGACCTCGCCGCCTCGAACATGGTGAACAACGTAGACGAGGGCAACCTCATCTATTGGGTTCTCACAAATTGCGGCGGCATGGGCGACCTCGACGACGCCCGGTTTGTCGAACGTCTGAAAACCACGCACGTTGCCCACGCGGACGGCGAGGAGGGCGCAAAGGCCGAGGCGCACACCCTCGAAGCGCCGTATGCCGGAACGAACACGACGATTGACATGCTGAAAAAGAAGCTCTTCGAGGACTTCCAGTGCTTCGACAGCGCCGCCGTATCCGCCGGAAACCAGACGGCGACAGCCATCAAGGCCGCGTATGTTCCGCTTGATCTCAAGACCGACATGTTCGAGGCGCAGGTCACGCGCTTTATCGTCGGCATCCTCTCCCTGCTCGGCATCGATGACAAGCCGACCTACACGCGCAGCCAGATCATCAACCGGCAGGAGGAGACGCAGAGCCTCATCCTCGCCGCGCAGTATTACGACGAGGAATACATCATCAAGAAGCTGCTCACCATCAACGGTGACGCCGATCAGTTCGACGATCTCATGCAGCGCCGGGACAACGCGGCGGTCGACCGCCTCGGTCTGGGTGAATGAAGCGCGACGAGGGACGCCGCCTGACGGATGCCGAGCTGGAGGCGCTCGAAAAGCGCATCCGGGAGATGTACGGCGGCGCGGCAAAAAACCTCCAGCAGATCATTGACGAGTATTTCGCCAACTTCCGCCTTCGTGATGAGGAAATGCAAAAGCTCATCGGAACCATAGTCAATGGGAGCGAGTGGACGGAGGAGGATTACAAGCAATGGCGGCTCGCCCAGATGGGCCGCGGCGAGCGTTTTGAAGCTCTGCGTGATAAGCTCGCCGAACGGCTAACCAACGCAAACGAGGTCGCCATCTCCTACGTCAACGACGCCACACCGGGGATATATACGCTAAACCGCAACTATGCCGCGTATGAGGTATCCGACGCTGGCGGCAACTTCACCCTCTACGATGAGCAGGCCGTCCGCCGCCTGATCGTTGAGCAGCCGGATTTAATGCCGTATTATCCAAAAGATAAAGCCGTCCGCCGCGGCATCGACCTGGAATTTGGGAAGAAGCAGATCACGAACGCAGTAACCGCCGGTATCCTGATTGGACGCAGCAGCCGCGGCATTGCCGCCGACCTTCGCCGCCGCATTATTGACATGAGCGTCGAGAGCGCCATCCGCGCCGCGCGTACCGCCGTCACCGCCGCCGAAAACGGAGGCCTACAGGCGACGTATGAAAAGGCCGCGGAAATGGGCATCGAACTCGAACATGAGTGGCGCGCAACCAAAGACTTCCGTACCCGCCGCTGTCACGGCGACGCAGACGGGCAAAGCGTGCCGGTCGGTCAGCCGTTCACGGTCGGCGGCGAAAAGCTGCTCTTTCCCGGCGATAAATCGCTCGGCGCGTCCGGCTGGAACATCTACAACTGCCGATGTGCCCTTAAAGCGTTCATCAAAGGCCATAAGAGGAAACGGGAAACATACAACGAATGGCTCGACCGCATGATGGAGGAAGACCCGGACGGCACAACGCTCGAGTTTAAGAAAGTAGCCCGCGCCGCTGCAGACCGCGAACAGTGGCTGGAATACCGGAAGATCGTAGGGAAAAACGTCCCGAAAACATTTGATGAATTCCAGAATTTCAAGTATACTGATCCCGAACAATGGAAGTACGTCAAAGACCTGAAAAAATACCTGAGCAAATACCCGACGAGCAATCAAAAAGTTTTCGATTTCCAGTATCAGCTTAAACAATCCGGCGCTAAAATCGTAAAAAAGAGCGTCTTTCTGCCTCCCAAACAGGAACTTGCCTACATACTTCCAAGCGGAAAACATGACCCGTACCACATCATGCACCGCATGATGGAGCGGCATATTACGGACGACGAAATCCGGGGATATATGAAAAATGCGAAAGTTATGGGTATTCAATGGCAAGGACTTCGTAGGCTCTATATCTCAAACGACGGCGTTAGCCTTATCAATCGCGTTGGAGATGACTGGGTGTTTAAAACAGCGTGGAAGAGAGAGGATTTCGACGAGGAATTTGACAAGATCATTGAGGTGATAAAAAATGTTGGATTATAACGCAGATCATTATTGTCCGGTATACAAGAGAGTGATAAGCGCCGATTTGTGCTACGATTCTCTGTGCTGTTTAGGCCGACTGTTCAAAATTTCCTCGACGCCGGAGCTGCAGGAAGTAGAGGACATCGAGAAAGCGCGAAAGGTTTGTGAAGACTGCCCATACAGCGACCTCGGCGGCGGCATGGACGAGTGGGTGCCGGATTTCTAATGCCCTTCATTTACAAACTCAACAATAACGCCGCCGATGTCCTGAAAGCCACCGCCGAGCAAAAGCTGCGGGCGCTCGAAGCCGTCGGCATACAGGCGGAGGGCGACGTAAAGGACGAGATCACCGACCTCGACGCGGTCGATACAGGGCGCTTGCGTGGAAGCATTGCCCATCAGGCGGACGGCGATTCCGTCGAGGTCGGCACAAACGTCGATTATGCCGTCTACGTCCACGAGGGAACCGGCAAATACGCCGTCGGCGGCGGAACGCCAAAGGAACGCTGGGTATACCGCGATCCCCTGACGGGGGAGTTCCGCATGGGCTACCCGCAGCGCCCCCGGCGTTTCCTGAAAAACGCGATTGAACGATACATCGATGATTACAAGGAGATCATCAAGGAATACCTCAGCAAATAACCGAATAAGAAAATCAGCTTACAGCGATGTACCGCCGTAGGCTGATTTTTTTACTGCCGCTTTTTTAAGCGGCTTTTTTACTACTCTGCGGCGATGCACCGCCGCGAAAGAATGAAAAGGAGTAAATCATCATGGCACTCACAAGAAAGGCCCTCAAGGCAATGGGGCTCACCGACGAGCAGGTCGATTCCATCGTCGAAATGCACGTCGAAACCACCGACGCGCTAAAGGAACAGCGCGACGCCTTCAAAGAGGACGCGGAAAAGCTCCCGGCTGTACAGGCCGAGCTTGACGCGCTCAAAGCCAAAGGCGACGACGGGTACAAAACGAAATACGAAAAAGAGCACTCCGATTTCGAGGCGTACAAAGCCGACGTCACCGCAAAGGAGAGCAAGGCGGCAAAGGAAAAGGCCGTCCGCGCCTACTTTGAAAGCAAGAACATCACCGGCGGGAACCTCGACCTCGCCATGCGCGGCTGCGGCGAGGAAATGGCCGCGCTCGAAATGGACGGGGACAAGATCAAAGACGCCGCGTCCCTCGACGCGCTTATTGCAGGCGCTTTTAAGCCGCTTGTATCCACGACGCAGACGCAGGGCGCGAACACCGCCACCCCGCCGACCAACAACCCTGTAACCCGCTACACGACGGACGAAATCAAGAAAATGTCCGCCGCCGAAATTAACAAGAACTGGGACGCGGTAAAGGCGTCCCTAAACCGGAAAGGAGACTAATTCACAATGGCTGTAACCACTTTTATTCCCGAGATTTGGAGTGCCAGACTGCTCTATGCGCTCGAAAAGGCGCACGTCGCCACCAACCTCGTCAACCGCAACTATGAGGGTGAGATCAGCAACCACGGCGACACCGTCCACATCAACACCATCGGGGCGATCACCGTGAAGAGCTACACCAAAAACACCGATATCGCAGACCCGGAGGTTCTGTCCACGACCGACCAGACCCTCGTTATCGACCAGTCCAAGTACTTCAACTTCCAGGTCGACGACGTGGACAAGGTGCAGGCCGCGGGCGAGCTGGTCGATACCGCGATGGGCCGCGCCGCCTACGCCCTCGCCGACGTTTCCGACGCCTACCTTCTCGGCGTGATCGCCGCCGGTGCCGCTGCCGGAAACACCATCGGCTCCGCCGCCGCCCCCGTTGCCCTTACCGCCTCCAACGTCTATGAAAACATCGTGAAGCTCAAGACGAAGCTCGACAAGGCGAACGTTCCCAACACTGGCCGTACCATCGTCGTCCCCCCGGACGTCCATTCCCTCCTCCTGCTCGATGACCGTTTCGCCAAGAGCACCGCCACCGCCGGACAGGAAGCCCTCATCAACGGCCTTGTGGGCCGCATCGCCGGTTTTGATGTGTATATGTCCAATAACGTCAAGACGGGCATCGGCACGGACACCGGCAAGACGCCGTATTTCGAGATCACCGCGCAGATCACCGACGCCACCACCTACGCCGAGCAGATCATCAAGACCGAGGCGTACCGCATGGAAAAGCGTTTTGCCGACGCGGTCAAGGGCCTGCACGTCTACGGCGCGAAGGTCACGGACGGCGCGAAGATCGCCAAGATTCTCGCCTCCGTCTCCTGATAGGAGGGCGGCAGCGTGAATGAGAATCCCAAGTGCAGCGGGGCAATGATCGACGAGATTTGCGCCTCACTGCACAACTATTTCGCCGTGGACATTGTTCCCGGCGAGTACACCGTGAATGACGGCGAGATCACGCTGCCGTTTCTCGCCGCCGGGCAGTTTTTTCGCGTCGTCGGCAGCGTCTTTTGCGACGGGGTGTATCGCTGCGGGGATAAGCTCCCCGCCGACGAAACGTTTGACGGCGCAATCTGGGCGTTGGCGATCCCGCCCGCGCTGGAAGCTATCGCCGCCGAGATCGAGGAATGGAAAGCCAAAAACGCCGATGTTCTCGCAAGCCCATACCAGAGCGAGAGCTTCGGCGGCTATTCCTACAGCAAGGGAACGGGATGCGATTCCGCCTCATGGCAAGGCGCTTTCGCCTCCCGCCTGAACCGATGGAGGAAGATATGAGCCTATACGAGACTTTTTATGCGCCCGCCGTCGTGATGAACAAAACAAAAGTCCCTGACGGCGTCGGCGGCTTTGTGAACGGCTGGACGGAGGGTGCGGAGATCAGCGCCGCGTTTTCATCCCTCACGCCTACGGAGCGTATCGCCGCCCAACAGGCGAGCGTCGCCTACACAGATACCATCGTCACGCCGATCAACACCAACCTCGATGAGCAGGACATTATCAAGGCGGACGGAAGCTATTATCTTGTGGTTTCCAAACTTCCCAAAACGCCAACGGTATCAACGTTCCAGTTCGAGCGGTACAACGTCCGCAGATTGGCGGCGCTGCCATGACCAAGGCCGAAGCCCTCCATTCGTTCATGTCGTCGTTTGGCCTAACGGCCTACCCAAACGAGGCCGAGACCGGCGCGGCGTTTCCGTACCTTGTCTATGAACAGGTGCTCGGCGCGTTCGACGACGGCTCCATGCCTCTGGTTGTTAACCTATGGTATTACGGCGATTCCTACCGCCCCATCGTTGAGAAAACGCAGGAAATCTCCAACGCCATCGGTTTGGGCGGCGTGTACGTCCCCTGCGACGGCGGCGCACTGCTCATACAGCGCGGAACGCCATTTTCCCAGCCGCAGACTGACGCGGCAGACAACAAGATCAAAGGCCGTTACATCAACATGACGGTCGATTTTTTAACCCAAAATTGAGGTGAGAAAATGAAATTCAGAAAAATTCCCGAAGACACTTTCAAAAATATCGTTCTCAACGCGGGCGTTCTCCTTAAGGCTTTTACCCCGGCAACGCCTGCCATTGAGGACACGAGCATCCTCGGCGCGACCACCGGCGGAATCAACTTTACTGCGACGCCCTCCTTCACCGACTTCGGCGAGGACATCGACAACTGCCCGAAAAACATGAAGGAGCTCAAAAAGCTCGATTCGTGGGAAGTTAAGCTCACGGGTACCTTCATCACCACGAACACGACCCTCATCGCCCTGCTCATGGGCGCAGGCGATGTCGGAACGACCGACACGACCAAGATCACCCCGCGCGTGGATGTCGCGTCCGCGGACTTTAAAGACCTCTGGCTCGTTTGCGACTATTCCGACAAGAACGGCGAGAACAACGGCGGTTACTGCGCCATCAGGATCATCAACGCCCTGTCTACCGGCGGCTTCTCCATGCAGAGCACCGACAAGGGCAAGGCGCAGTTCTCGTTCGAGTTCACCGGCCATGTCAGCATGAGCGCGCAGACGGTCGTGCCGTTCGAGGTATATCTCAAAGAAGGGACGGAAGAGGCGTGAAAAAGATGACGCTCCCGTCTGAAATCAAAGGCAAGGGCGCGTTGAGCGCCTTTGCCGCCCTCATCGATCCACTCTGCAATCTCGTTGAGGACGAGGACACGCGGGAGATGTACCGGCAGGAGAAAAAGCCGGACGAGCGCTCCTCGCGCTCTTACATCGTCTCCCTCGTTTACAAGATCCTCTCCCGCCACGAGGACGACTTCTGCCGCATCATGGCCGTGTGCTACGGCACAACGCCCGAAAAGTACGCCGCCGAACTCACTTATGTCAAAGCCCTGCAAGACTGGGCGGAGCTAACCGGCGATGAAGTCTGGAAGTCTTTTTTTACGGCGGCGCAGGTTGGCGCGGATCGTGCTGGCTCTGCGCCGGAGAATACGCCGGAGACCAACGAGTAAGCAGCATTGTCCAGTATGTCGCCGTCAGGGAGCACCGACGCGCGGAAGAGGAGGCGTACAGAATCTACGTCACCGACGCGCTCTATGCCCTCGTCCGCCGCGACCAGATGCTCAACCGGCGCTTCATTGACGTCCTCCGTCCGCGAAAAATCGAGGAGCCGGAGGAGATCATCGCGCGCTTCCGCGCCGCATTTGGAGGCGATGAAGAATGAATGTATTTGACCTTTTTGCCAAACTCACCCTTGACACATCCGATTTTGACAAGCAAGTCACCGACGCATCGAAATCGTTTGACAAGCTCGGCGGCGCTGCCGAGGACATCCCCGGCGACACCCAAAAGGCGGAAAAGGCCGTTGATAAGTTCACGAGATCCGTTGAGGAGACAACCACCGAAACAAACCAGGCAGAGACCGCGTTAAACGACGCAGAACGCTCCCTGCGCGATGTTGGGAAAGAAGCCGACAAAGCGGCCCCGCCAATCGAAGATGCCGCAGACGGCCTGAAAAATGTAGGAGAAACGAGCGGCGGAGCGGACGGCGCTCTGTCCGGCCTCGGCAAAACCATCACAGGCGCCGTAACAAAAGGCCATCTCCTCGCCGCTGCCATTGAGTTTGCGGTTTCCACGATCAAAAGTTTTGCGGAAGCCGTTTGGAACATGGACGAATCCACGGAGGAGTTCCGCGTCTCCATGGGCAAGCTCGACACTGCGTTCGAGACCATGGGCTACTCCACCACCAGCGCGCGAAAAACGTTCCGCGAGTTCTACAAGCTCCTTGGGGATACCGATACGGCGGTCGAGGCCTCGCAGCTCCTCGCCCGGCTTACCTCGAGCACAAAGGAACAGGCGCGCTGGACGGAGATCGCCGCCGGTGTCTACGGGACTTTCGGCGATTCCCTCCCTATCGAAGGCCTCATTGAGGCGTCAAACGAAACCGCCAAGGTCGGTCAGGTCACGGGCGTTTTGGCCGACGCACTCAACTGGGTCGGCATTTCCGAGGACGATTTCAACATCCGCCTCGCCTCCTGCGCCGATACGGCGGAGCGAACCGCCCTCATCACCGACACCCTCTCTGCCGCGTATGACGATGCCGCCGCTGCAATGCATCGAAACAATTCCGCCGTCATGAACGCCCGCGACGCGCAGCTTGAGCTCGAAGAGGCGCAGGCCGGTGTCGGCGAACAGATTTCGCGTTTGAAAACCGCGTTCAGCGGCATTTTGACCCCGTCCATCGCAAAAGTGCTCGGCTGGGTGGAAAAGCTCACAAGCGGCTTTGCCGACGTCGCCGAGAGCTGGGCCGAAGCGGCGGACGAGTTTAGAAACCCCCTCCCGACGGAAAGTGTTGAAGAAGCCCGCGCGCAGCTCGAATCGTGGAACGATGAGCTTGTTCGGCTGAAAGAGGAGCTGGCGGGCGTAAGCGAGGCAGTGGACGAGGACGCGTTCTGGCGCCTGTCGTATCAGGTCGATGACCTGACCGGGAAAATCAACCGCGGAACAGAACAGCTCGCCGATATGGAAGCGGCGGAAGCGTCCGCCGCGGAAACCGCGAACGCAACCGCCGATGCCGTCGATAAGATGACGATCAGCGCCAACGGCTTTTCCGTAGAGCTCGCCAACAGCAACCTCACCATGGAGGAAGCCACCGAGCGCCTACAGACCTATACAGACGCCGCGACGAACATGTTCTCTCGCATCAACACGGAGAGCGAGCTTTCGTACGCGGACGCCCTCGACAACATGCGCCACAACATCGACGCGACGAACGACTTTTCCGCGAACATGGCATCCATCGCCGGAGAGCTTCCCGCCGAGCTGGCGGAGATGTTCAACGCGGGCGGGCCGGAGATGTACGCCGGTGTCGTCGCCATGCTCGCCGAGGCCAACGCCGGAAGCGAGGACGGCCTCGCCGAGCTGCGCGCCCTGTACGAAGAGGGCGGCGCTGCGGCAATCGAGGCGTTTGCGCAGTCCGTCGGCGCGGGGAAAATTGATGCTGACCCGGCAGCGCAGCTTGCCGAGGGAATGGATAAGGACGTCACCTGCGAACAGGCAGGGCAAGACCTTGTCGACCGCACCGTGAGCGCCATTTCTGCGCGCGTTGTTGACAGCGGCACCTTTTATTCCTCTGGCCGCCGAGCGGTTGATCGCTTCATTGAAGGGCTCAAAAGTAAAACGCGGGACGCTTATAACGCCGGTATGAGCATTGCCAATTCCGCAAGAAACGGGATGAACACTGGCGGTGGTGGTACAGGCGGTCATTCCTCCGCCGGTGGCCTGGATTATGTCCCGTATGACGGATATCCGGCGGTTTTACACCGCGGTGAATCTGTTCTGACAAAGGCCGAGGCGGAAGACTGGCGGCGCGGTACGCACAACGCCGCGGGCATCACCATCGTGCAGAACATCCAGAGCGTCCCGCAGACGCCTGTGGAGCTTGCCGCGGCCACGGCTGCGTATTTCGAGACGGCGAGGTGGGCAATGTGAGCAATCTTTCCAAAACCTTCCGCTATGTCAATTCAGACGGCGGCGAGATCGTCTTTGAGTATGCAAGCGGGTTTCTCATCAACAAGCCCGCGGGCATTGATACCGTCGTCTGCAAGCTCAACGAAGCGCAGGGCATCGACCAGACCGGAACAACCGTACAGAGCGTTAACGTGCAGTCCCGCCCCGTGACGATCAGCGGCATCCTCGTCGGAGAATTTCAGGCGGAGAACAAGGACGCACTCCTCTCCGTCGTGCGCCCTGACCTCTACGGTCGGCTCTACGCCGATGACTACTACCTCGACGTCCGCCCTACGGCGACCCCGACCATCGAGGCGCGCCCGGTGTTCGCCGCGTTTCAGTTCTCGTTAACCGCGCCGTATCCCTATTGGCAGCAGGACGCATCCGCCGCCGCCACGCTCTCCGGCGTGGAATACGGATTCAAATTCCCGTGGAATCAGTCCCGCCCGTACCGCTTCGGCACGGTCGTCCGGACGCAGTTCATCAACGTCAAAAACGGCGGACAGGTGCCCGTCCCGTATACCCTGACGTTCACCGCGCTCAACGAGGTCGTCAATCCGCAGATCCTCGACGCGGCTACGGGGAAATTCATCCGCGTCAACAAAACGCTCGCCGCCGGGGAGCGTGTCGTGATCGAAATCACGCACGACCGTACATATGTTACCTCCAGCGTGGACGGCGAGTGCCGCGGCGCGCTTGAATTAACGTCCAGCCTCTACCGGCTTTCCGTCGGGGACAATGTTTTGAAGCCGACCGCGGACAGCGGCCTTGACAGCCTGCAGGTCGCCGTTGACTTTGCGCAGGAGATCGTGGGGATAAGCGTATGAGTTTTGAAATCTATCCCCCCGATTTCTCAACACGATACCAGTTAACACACGCCATTTCCGTCCAGATAACCGAGCACTACAACGCGATCGGCAAAATACAGGTCGTTGCCCCCGTGGACGATTACAACATCGCCGCCCTCCGTGAGGGTTCGGTTTTGTATAACACAACCCGCGGCGCGACCTACGTTTTGGTCAACGTCAAGCATGACACGGTGCAGAACCGCATCACCGCCAATGGCTACACATCAAACTGGCTCTTAAACAAGCGCGTCGTTGCGGCAAAAACGGCCATCACGACCATAGAGACTGGCGTATACGGCCTCATCAACGACAACCTCCGCGGCCTGACGCGCATCCATACGGCGACGCCAGCGGGCCTGACCGAGCAGTTTCAGCCGGAGGACGACGAGGACAACACCGTTTACGGCGGGCAGCTCCTCGATAAGATCATGGACGTTCTCGACACCGCCGAGCTCGGCCACCGGATGGACTGGGACGGGAATACCCTAACGCACACCTTCCGCGTCATCAAAGGAACCGACCGAACGACCGGCATTCACCGCGTTGCATTTGTTGAAGAGCAGGGAACATGTTCCGACCTTGTCATCAATAAAGACGTGAGCACGTTTAAAAATGTCGCTTATGTGAAATACAAGCTGACCGACGAAACCGAGCCGGTCGCGGTCGTTGGCAGCGCCTCTGGCGACGACCGATTCGAGCGTTGGTTCGACAGCTCGATTTCGCAGGAGTCGGACGGCACCGCCGACGACGCTGCCAAGTCTGCAAAGTCCTTCGGCAACATGGAGCTCGGGAAGTATATCGAGCGATCCAGCTTTGACGTTGTCATCGACCCCTCCGAGCTTGGCATCCGCTATGACCTCGGCGATGTCGTATTGTGCATTTCCGTCCGCTTCGGCGTGTCATTCGCCGCGCGAATCACAGGCCTGAAATACACCCTCGACCGCACCGGCGAGAAAACGCAGATCATCCTCGGCGACCCCATCCTTGACGCACTAAGTGAGGAGAAACTAAATGGCAAATATTAAATCTTTCCCGAACAACCGCGACGAATACGTCGGCGCGGAATACGCCATGCGCTGGCTGCATGGCCGCACCTCCGGCGTGTTCGCCGCGAATAACAACGCCGCCGTCGCCGCCGTGCAGAACGCCATGGCGGTCACGGTGTCCGACGGTGTCGGCTGGATCGCCGATTCCGAAGCAAACGGCGTTGTCTGGTGGAACGACGCCGAAAAAACTAACGGCGCAAAAATGCAGCTCACCGTTGACGCGGCGGACGGCGTTCTAAACCGCATCGACCGCGTAATCGTTGAATGGAAAACCACCGATTACGCCGACCTTCCGGAAATTAAAATTCTCAAAGGCATACCGGCGAGCGCGGCGGCTGCTCCGTCGCTCACGAACAACACCACGCAGCGACAGCTGAGCCTCGCACAGATCCTCGTCGCCGCCGGTACGACCTCCATCACCGCCTCCATGATTACGGACGAACGGCAAAACCCGGACGTCTGCGGCCTTGTAACCGACACGTTGAGCATCGACACAAGCGTCATCAACGCGCAGTTTACCGAGCTCCTCGATCAGCTCCGCGCCGCCATCGAACAGGCGGGAAGCGGCGCTTTGCCTGACGGAACTGTAACAACGCCAAAGCTTGCCCCGAAATCAGTTACTGCCGAAAAACTTGCAGACGATATCCCGTACACCAAGTTCGGCCTTTCCGCCGATCAGGTACGGCACATCTACGCCGGAACGACGGAGCCGGACGCCGGTCTCGGCGTGGACGGGGATATCTATATCATGTACGCGAATTGAGGTGAGATGAATGGCATGGTCACAGACAGCGCCGGAGCTTCCAAGCGGCAGCGCTTGGGAGCAGGAAAAAAGCATTTCGGGATGGGCAAACCATTGGAGCTTTTCCGGAAAGCTGTCCATCGCCCGCCTGAACGGCAGGCAGTTTGTCGTTAAAGCCGAGCTTACGAGCGCAAACGGCAGCTACGGTACGTATTACCCACCGGAAAAATGGAAGCTCCGGTGCGATGTCGGCGACGTGACCGGTACGGAAGACACGTCCTTCGGCGTCACCAAAGGAACGACAACATTCTACTTCGTCGGCGAAGCCGGAGAGGGCGTCACAATCACCGCAAATGTCGGCGGTGTTGACGCCGCGGTCGCCGTCCAAACCGCGACCTTTACCGCTCCTGCGTTGTTCGGCGCTACGGTTTATATAAAAACCGGCGGCGGATGGAAGCCCGCGCAAGTCAAGGTCAAGACCGGCGGCGGATGGAAAGACGCCGTGGCAAAATTCAAAGCAGGAGGAACATGGAAATGAACGGTATTGACGTTTCCGAGCATCAGGGCGATTTCGATTTCACGCCGTACAAGGATGGCTTTGTCATCATCCGCGGCGGCTACGGCATCCGAAATGCCGACAAATGGGCAGAGCGCAACATCGCCAAATGCGACGCGCTCGGTATCCCGTGGGGCATCTACTGGTACAGCTATGCGCTGAATGTGCAGACGGCCAAATTGGAGGCGGAGCGGTGTCTGCGCTTTCTCAATGGCCGGAAGCCCCGGCTCGGCGTTTGGTTTGATATGGAGGACGCGGACGGGTATAAGGCGAAGAACGGTTTCCCGGAGAATGAGACAATCACCGCCATGTGCAAGGTGTTCTGCGCGGCTATGGAAGAGGCGGGGAACAGAACCGGCGTGTACGCAAATCTCGACTGGTTTGAAAACCGCATCGGGGACACGGGGTATGACAAATGGATCGCGGCGTGGGGCTGGAACGACGGGGAGCATTATCCCGATCTGACTGGGAAATGCGTCTTTCACCAGTACCGCGGGGAGCCGCTCGACCTTGATATCATGCATGTCCCGCTTTCGTATTTCGGGGAGCGGGAGGAGCAGAGCCCCTCCCCTACGGATCCCGATTGGAAAGGCGGGGTGCTTGTGAGCATTCCGGCAATGGCGCGGGATGTGCTCGACGGGAAGTGGGGCAACGGCGAGGAGCGAAAGCAGAAGCTCGGCGCGTGGTTTTACGATCTCGTGCAGGGCGAAGTGAACCGTATCCTCGGAGTAAAGTAGGAGAAATAAATGGAAATCATAAAGACAATCATCACCGCGTGCGGCGGGGCCGCTGTTGCGGGCATCTTCTCGCTGATTCTCGCAAACCGAAAGAACAACAGCGAAATCGTAAAACGGCTGGACGCCCTCGACGGGAAACTCGTAAAGCACATCGAGGACGACGCCGCCTGCCGCGCTGACGAGGCGCGAAGCCGCATCCTCCGCTTTGGGGATGAGGTGCGGCAGGGCGTCTTGCACACCGCCGAGCATTGGGCGGACGTTCTCCGGGACGTTGACCGATATGAGGACTACTGCTCTGGCCACCCGCAGTACGAGAACAACCGCGCCGCAAACACCATCCAGCACCTTAACAGCGTCTACGCCGGACATCTAAAGAAAAATGATTTTTTGAAGTAAGGAGAATTTGCAATGAACGAAATCATCACTACCTACGGCCTGGAAATCATCAAGTACATCATCCTCGCCGTCTGCGGCATTGCCGCGTCCTACGCCGCGAAGCTGTACGAAAAGTATGTCAACACCGACACGAAGCGCAAGGTAGCGGCAACTACCGTTGCGTACATTGAACAGGTGTATAAGGATATCCACGGCGACGAGAAGCTGTCCCGCGCCATGGCTGTCGCCGCCTCCATGCTCGACCAGAAAGGCATCAAGACCACGCAAGACGAGCTTAAAGTTCTCCTCGAAGCTGCCGTTAAGGAAATGAACGACAAGTTCAACGCCGCCTGACGGGAAATTTAAAGCCTTGTAAACCGACACTGCGGAATCATGAAAGAATCCGTAAAAACGTTCTGCCGCATCAATGGCGTAGAGGCGTCTGAAAGCCTCGCAGAGACACTTTTTAACGCATATATGGAGAGTGTAGCCGATGACGACAGAGAGCATCCTACGGAGTTTAACAACGCCGGGGACAAAGAATAAGCTGCAATTCCCGCGAGAGCTGCGCGAACAGTTTGAGCGGGACTGCGGCTTTACCGATGAGGAATTAAAAATCTTCCGTCTGCGGGCAAAGGGCATGAGTGTTTTGCAAATCTCCTTCGCCATGCAGACGGACACGGAACTGTACGGCACAGAGAAAGTCGAGCGCCGTATACGGGCGATCAAGGACAAGATCGCCGCTGCAATCGAATGATGGATTATTGATGGATTATTGAGGGCTAACCGATGGGTTAGCCCTCTTTTTTTATGCGAAAATTTTGGTAGTGGGAGGCGACCGCATGAAATATTTTAACCCGAATCCGGCAGGCAAGGCCGTGGGCGATTGCGTGATCCGCGCGATTGCTAAGGCGACCGGCGACAGCTGGGGCAAGGTGTATATGGACTTGGCGGCGACTGGACACGAGCTGTCCGATATGCCGTCATCTAATGCGGTCTGGGGCGCGTATCTCCGCCGTCGTGGATTTGCGCGCTCCGCTCTCCCGGATTACGACGGCTATACCGTCCGGCAGTTTGCCGCCGAACACCCCCGAGGCGCATACATTCTCGCCTTGAGCGGCCACGTCGTGGCAGTCGTGGACGGGGAGTATTTTGACGCCTGGGATTCCGGCAACGAAACACCAATCTACGTTTGGGAGGAAAAACGATGAACTATCCGCCGTATTACCAGCCGAACTACCAACAGCCATACGCCCCGCCGATGATGGATCAGCTCGCGCAGCTCCGCGCACAGCAGCCCGCCCCGAACCCGATGATCTGGGTGCAGGGCGAAGCCGCCGCCAAGTCCTACCTTGTCGCGGCTGGGAACACCGTCCCGCTGTGGGACAGCGAAAACATGTGCATCTATGTCAAATCCGTTGACGCTTCGGGCGTTCCATCCATGCGCATCCTCGACTACACCGAGCGCGTCAAAGCCGCACCGACACAGACACCGACACCGGAGTATGTCACCCGCGCGGAATTTGAAGCGTTCGCGGCGCAGTTCGCGCCGAAGAAAACCGCAAAGAAAGCGGAGGTGCCCGAAAATGAGTAACCCCCTGTTTCAGGCGCTCGGCGGCGGGCAGAACAACCAGTTCGCCCAGCTTGTCCAGCAGTTCCATCAATTCCGAAACACCTTTCGCGGCGATCCGCAGCAGGAGGTGCAGAAGCTGTTGCAAAGCGGCAAAATCTCTCAGCAGCAGCTAAACCAACTGCAAAGTGCTGCGCAGCAATTCCAGGCGCTCTTACGTTGAATTTATCCGGCCGGATAAAAAATATTTTTTGAAAGGAAAATTGAACAATGTCTCTTACCGACGGTGGTATCCAGCCCACCATGCCCGTAACTCCTACCGGCGTGAATAACGGCGGCTGGGGCGGCTTCGGCGGCGACGGATGGTGGATCATCCTCTTCTTCATTGTCCTCTTCGGCTGGGGCGGCAACGGCTTCGGCGGTAGTCGTGGCGGTGTGACCGATGGTTACATCCTCGCCTCCGACTTTGCCAACATCGAGCGCAAGCTCGACGGCGTGAACAACGGCCTCTGCGATGGTTTCTTCGCGCAGGCGCAGCTCATCAACGGCGTGCAGCAGAACCTGAGCAACGGCTTCATGTCCGCCGAACTCTCCCGCGCGAACCAGCAGTCCGCCCTCATGGCGCAACTCTTCCAGATGCAGATGCAGTCTCAGGAGTGCTGCTGCGAGAATCGCGCCGCCGTTGCGCAGGTACGCTATGACATGGCAACGCAGGGCTGCGAAACCCGCAACACCGTGCAGAACGCCGCGCGCGACATCATCGACAACGCCAACGGAAACAGCAAGGCTATCCTCGACTTCCTCGTGCAGAGCAAGATGCGCGATCTCGAAAGCGAGAACCAGTCCCTCAAGCTCGCGGCCTCCCAGGCGGCGCAGAACAGCTACCTCGTCTCCGCCCTCCGCCCGTCGCCCATCCCGGCGTATCAGGTCGCCAACCCGTATTGCTGCAACTACGGCTGTGGTTGCAGCGCCTAAACTTCATACCGAGAGCTTGCCCCCAACGGCATGGTCGGCCTAATGCCGACGCTTAACACACGGCGGCGGGGCATTTTACCCCGCCGCATTTTTTGAAAGGAGAAACCCAATGGCTGAATTTACTAACGCCACGACGGCGCTTGTCGCCGCCGGGCAGAACGTCCCCCTCACCGAAACAGCAGTTGCCGGGAATTGCGGTATCGTCCACCGCGAGGGCGCGGGCATCGTCACCCTCCGAGGCCTGACGAATCAGTGCCGCGCTCGGTACAAAGTGTCCTTCGGCGCAAACATCGCCATACCCACCGGCGGAACGGTCGAAGCAATTTCCCTTGCCCTCGCCGTCAACGGCGAGCCGCTTGTTAGCGCCACCGCCATCGTTACCCCCGCCGCCGTCGGCGATTACGGAAACGTGTTTGTTTCCGCAAACGTCGATGTTCCCCGCGGCTGCTGCCTGACTGTCGCGGCGGAGAACATCAGCGGACAGGCAATCAACGTTGCCAACGCCAACATGATCGTTGAGCGCGTGGCGTGAAAGGAGAAAAACCATGAGTGAATATGCAATGAAGTCTATCCGCGAAAAGCTCTGCCGCGAGCTGGACGAAGTGGCCCGAAAGCCCGACCTCGGCGCGGGCGATCTCGATATCCTCCACAAAATCACCGATACTGTCAAGAACATTGACAAAATCGAAATGCTCGAAGACGGGGACTATTCCCGCGCCGGTGAGTGGGAGGCGGATATGCGCGGCACCTACGGACGCGGCAGCAGCTACGCCCGCCGCGGTACGCACTACGTCCGCGGACACTACAGCCGCGACGGCGAGGGCGACCGCTACAGCGAACGGTACAGCCGCGACGGTATGCGCGAGCATATCGAGGGCATGATGCGCGACGCGCAGGACGACCGCACCCGTGAGGCGCTGCGCCGCTGCCTCGACGATCTCGGCTGACATGCTGGACGCACTCGAGATTCGCAAGGAGATAGCGAGGCTCGAGTATGAAGAGTCGAGCTATCCCAATTATGCTAAGCTCGCCACGCTCTACACCATCCGCGCCGAAATGAACAAGGAGAACGAGCCGCAGAGCGCCGCGCCGCGAGGGCAGTCCATCCCGGCCTATTCCGGCGCGGCCTACGGAAACAGCGAATTTCTCCGCACCGTCTCGGACAAAGAGCCGCGAGACGCATGGCGAGTGATGGATGAGCTGATGGAGAGTCTGAGCGTGATGCAGCCAAAGACCTACGCGGCGGTCATGAACAAACTAAACGATCTATAAGCAAAAAGGAGGGCCTTTCAGCCCTCCTTTTCCTTGTTCGCAATGTAAAACGCAATCAGCCGGACGACGTACTCCGGCGGTTTAGAAACACCGCTCTCCCAGTTTTCAATGCTTCGTTTCGGGATTCCAAGCAGCTCTGCAAAGGCGCGCTGCGTGAGCCCCGTCGACTCACGCAGCGCCTTGATCTCATTCATTGGCCGCCTCAACTTTGCACCAGAACACCGGGCGAGGCGCGTCGCCGCCGAAGTCGAAGAGGACGGAATAGAGCTCGCCGTCGTCGCCGCGGCAGATCGGGGAGTAGCCGTCGAAAAGATCGTCGCTCAAGCTGTCGGCGTAATTCTCGCCGCGGGTGAGGCGGATGTCGTCGAGCACTTCGCGGTCGAACTGCTTCTGCTCATTCGTCCATTTGTAGCCCTTGCCGGTGAGGTCAAGCTCGCGGTTGTCGATGATTTCAAATTTCATTTTTTGTTCCTTTCCGGGGCTCAACCCCTCTGTATTTTCTGTTTGCGTCTATTATATTACCACCAAGTTGGTGATATGTCAATAAGAAATTTTGGAAAAAGGGAATTTTTCAAAAAGAAAACGCCGGGGATTAACCCCGGCGTTTCTTTCGCGGTATGCTGAATTTTAGTAGCCCGCCTGCGATGAAAAAGTTATGGAAATTCGTGGTACCGGTGAGGGGACACCCTGAATTTTCGTCCCCTCGGTCTATTGGCTGTAGGTCAATGTTTATTCCATCTTCGGAAAAGTCAAAATGTCCGTTAGGGTCTGCGTCCAGAAGCGTCCATACAACGATTTTGTCTTTGCCGACTTCCACGCGCATTACCAACGACAAAAGCGCGTTTACATCGTCTCCTGCGGCGTTTAACAACGTCCTAAGACGGTCCTCTGGTATCTGCGTACCATCGGCGCTGTGTTTCAGCGTTGTCATTTGCTGGTCAATTTCCGCAAGCTCTTCTTCAAGCTCTTGCATCTTCGTTTTCAATGTCTGGCTGTGCAGCCCTGCGAGAATCGCATTTGTTCCCGCTTCGAGCTGCCGGTTGATTTCCATCCTTCGGGCGAGAAGAATTTGCATTCGCTGTGTGGCGACGTTGATTATTTCGTTTTTCTCTTCCCGGATAATGCTGATTATGTTTTCTATGTTTCCCGGATTTCCCAGGATTTCGCGTATAGCATCAGCGACGATGTTTTCCAGCTCTCCTGCGCCGATCTGCGGATTATCACATTGCCCGGTTCGCTTTTTCCCGGAACATGCGTAGTAGTAATACGTCTTTTTCGAGCTAACGATCGTCATGGCGCTTTTGCATTCGCGGCAGAACACTTTCCCCTTGAGCGGGTATTCTCGTGCCTTCGGTGGCCTGCCAGCCTGCACACGTCGGTTATCTTCCATCTTCTTCTGTACCCTTTCCCACGTTTCACGGTCGATGATTGCCGGGACGGCGTTCTCCATCCGCATTGTTCTGACAGAAAAAGAATGCGAATTTCTCGTACCGTCCGGTCGGCGCTCGCTCCTGCCGTACACAATATTCCCGATATACTTTTCATTTTTCAACAGGTCATGCAGGCTGTTCGTTCCGAAGCATCCGCCGCGTTTGGTGCGCTTCCCGGAATCGTTCATCCATTTTATTATTTCCCGATACGATTTCCCCGCGGCGTACTGCCGGAATATCTCCCGTACTGTATCTGCTTCATCCTCGTTGATGACAAGGCGCTCGTCCTCTACGTCGTACCCAAGCGGCGGCTTTCCGCCGGTGTGTTTGCCCTGCTCCGCCATGTAACGCATCTTTTCGATGACCTTCTGCCGCGTTTGGAGCACCCACATCTGATTCATCAGAGCCATGCTGCCCTCGGACAGAAACGTCATCGGGTCGCGCAGATCACCGCCGATGATCGGCTGTGTCACGGCCACGACGCGTACACCGTAGCACGCCATCTGTTCGCGGAATTGAAACCACGCCGTCAGCTTGCGGAACATTCGAGACTGGTCGTAGATCACAACCGTGTCCGCGCCGCCCTCGGCGAGCTGGCGCATCATGCGGGCATACTCCGGTCTTGTGTTCTTCATGCCGGATGTAGCCTCGTCAGCGAACACGTCCAGCACAGGCATATGCTCCCGTGCGCACCACTCGCGGCACTTCTGCACCTGTACGTCGATGCTGTCCACTTCTTGGTTGTCTGTTGAAAATCGCGCGAGAATGTACGCTCCGTGTGTCAGTCTCACTTCTTTTTCCCCTTGTGAATGCTCTTGAAGGCGTAAATGATGGTTGCGACGGAGGCGTTCAGTATCAGGGCGAGGACGCCCGCAAAAATGCTTGTACCAGCCGAGCGGAAAATACCGGCGGTCTCTACCTGGATGTCAAATATGACGTACCATACAACGGCGCACAAAAGAATACTGCATACGCCTATGAGCATATAAATTGTCCTTGTGTGGGTTTCCCCCTGCTTTCTCAGCCCTGCGTTCATTTCTTGCAGATGCTTTACTTCGCCGGATAACCGCACGTTCTCTAATTCCAGATCATGGACATGCTGTGTGTCCGGCTGTTCATCCAGACCGACAAGCTCATTCAGCGATAGATTCAATACCTTGCAAGTGGCAGCGGCATAAAAAAGGAGCGGGTGCTTGACCCGCCCTGCATTTGTGTCGCAGACGTTGTTATAGGGTACGCCGGACAGGTCAGACAACTCTTGCAGGGTGAAGCCGCTGGCATTTTTCGCTTTGCGAAGTTTGGCTGGATACTCGTCTAAGTAAGGCTGTAGGTCTGTGAGCGCGGACACTTTTTCTCCATCTCCATTCAGTTGTTGGATTTCCCGGCAGTTTTGGGAACGGTTCTTGAATCTTCCTCCTGATTTGTGATTTACAACATGGACTTTATGGGCAAGAGCGGGTACGCTTGAGATGTGGCAGACGTGTCGGTTTACCACCTATCCCGAAGCCCCGGCAGAGGTTGCCGCCAATGCCGGGGCAATTTAATTCACGCAAAATAATCGTCGACCGTTCTCCCGTCAACGGAGCTTAAAAACGCGGTGTTGTGATCTACATCGCTAACAAGGATCGCGCCGACATGCACATCATCGCCGCAGAAAAACTGCGCAAGGCTGATTGCATTTTCTGTCATGGAGTTCAGCGCGGAAACCGTATCGCTCCAATTGCTCGGCTTCGTTCCGGCTTTCTTTGATTCTCTGATTTTCGCGTCAAATCCGTCGTTCTCAATGAGCATCACAATCAAATTTTGATCTTCTTTGATTGTGTATGTCACGTTCGGCAGATTCTTTTTCCATGTCACCTGAATAAACTGCGCCGCGGCTTCCAACGTCTCCGGTGTGCATTTGTCGAGATTGGATTCCTCGGACGTTTCCTCTTCCTCCGGCTGCTGTGCAATGTCGAAATCCTTCGAGCCGATCTCTTCCCATCTGTACGATGCAACGAGCGTGACCGGCGTCTCCATGTCGTCCAGCTCGTAGGTCATCACGGATTCAACAGTTCCGCCCTTTTTGATGCTCGCAAACGCCGTATCGTGATAGGCGCTGTTCTCTTGCGATCCGACATTAAGCTCGTTCAGGAAGTTCGGGTCGTTGTCCTGATAGGCGCGGAATGTGTCAATCCATTTCCCGGAAGCGCTCACGTCCCAGTCGGACAGGTTTGTCACGTTGAATTTGAAGCAAACGAGCGGAACGTCGCCGTATTTGTTATATTCCGATCCAACCTCTAAGATTTCGCACCCGATGATCTCGATACGGGCTTCGTCGTCCTCGTACACCGTGCCGTCGAACATCGCCGCGGGCGTCGGCTCCTCCGTCGGTTCCGCAGTCGGCTCGGCGGTTGGCTCTGCAGTCGGTTCCGGCGTTGCTTTCGTCTCCGGTGCCGCCGCTCCGCACGCGCAAAGCGAAAAAACGAGCGCAAAAACCAAGGCAAGGGCAAGCAGTTTCTTTCTCATAACATCCAATCTCCTATTAATTTTTTGCTGTGGATATGTTTAGAATAACGCTTTTCATCGATAGAATCAAGGCTAAATTTGTCGAAAGGCAATAAAATAAGGAGGGAACAATGGAAAAGGAACGCCAAATTGAGAAAATCGTCCGCATCCTGCGCCTCATGGACACGAAAATGCTGCACCGCTTGTACATCGTTGCGTTGAATATGTTGTAACCCAAATAGAAAAAATGCCCGGTACGGATCACTCCGTATCGGGCTTTTTTATTGTCTCGGCAAACCGCCGCAGGGCGAGGGCGAGGGTTTCCCATTCCTCAACCGGCGTTTCCGCCATGAACTTGATGATGCTCTCCTCAATGTCCGTGATGTGCCCGCCGGTGATCCTGCCGACGTACGCCGCGATGGTGTCCTCGCGCGAGAGCTGCATGAACGGTTCGCCCGTGCCGTCCCGCAGCCAATCTTCGTTGACGTTGTACACGCGGCATATATCAGCGATCGTTCGGTCGCTCGGCTGCTTAGTCCCGGTGCAAACTGCGGAAATAAACTGCGGCGATACGTTGATGCTCTCCGCAAACTGCGACTTGTTCATTCCCTTTGCGTGGATCAAAGCGGCAATTTGCTTATTTATGGTCTCCATTTTGCGCTACCTCCTTTCGCTATTCAATATAACATTTGGATTCTTGATAGTCAAGAAAAATTTAAACCCAGTTTCAAAAATTGCTTGACATTTAAACTAAGTAGCGTTAAAATGAAACCAAGTTGAGAAAACAACCAACCTCGCCCGACAGGGCGGCAGAAAGGAAGTGATTGCATAACAACCGGACAGCTCATAAAAGCAGCGAGAAAAAATAAGAAAATGACCCAAGCAGAACTCGCGGAAAAACTAAAGATTTCTCATGTCGGCGTAAGCCAATGGGAGAATGGCATTAGAAACCCGAAAATCGGCACAATTCGGAAAATAGCGGATGCTCTCGGTGTCGAATGGATCGAACTTGTTGGGCACCCGACGAGGTAGCGCAGATGATGGCCTACCTCGACCGAAACAGAAAGGAGGCGAAAACATGAGCGAAAAGGAAAAACAGGCTGCAAAGGAAGTCATCGACAGCCTGAAACAAATCCCGCCGGACGGCGCGGATTATGTCCGCGGCTATTTGCAGGGAAGACTGGATGGTATCAAGGATAAGAAGAAGGAGGGCGAATAACATGTCCGCTGAATTGGAGCTGCGTTTGCTTCTCGCAGTCTGCGCCATCCTCTACATTACTGGCTTCGTCCAGCTATGCATTGAGCGGAGCAGCTACCGGGAAGCAAAAAAGGAATTGGAGGCGCGGCAAAAAGAACAGCCCGAACGCCACGTCCGACGAGAACCCCTGTTTACTCCCTGCGGTACACCGCCCGGCCTTTGCCCACATGCGCGAAAACAGAGAGACCTTTATGGCGGTTATTACTGGGCGTGCGAGGATGCGGAGATTCTGTGGAATCCCGCAGAGACAGCATACGGCGCACAGACAGCGACTGAGAAGAAAGAGGGGAAATAAAATGCCCATCGTCATCAACCGTAACACAGGGGCGGTCAAGTCCCAGAAAATCACGCAGGAACAGCGCGACGCCCTCTGGGGCGAGCTGGTGCGGAATTACATCCGCAAGCACCCCGAGGCGCTGACTGAGGAGCCGAAGGAGGACAAAGCATGAGCGAACCCACTTACGACGAGATCATGCAGGACAAAGACCTTGCATTTTCCGAAGCGGTAAAGGCCGGGGTTATCCCGCCGCAGTTGGACAGCCGCGGAAAGACGGCCTTTGACATGCTATGGGCGATCTTTTCAGTAGCGCACAACGCCGCCCCTAAGCAGTCGCCCGACACAACCGATGATCGCCCCGTGTAAGGACTGTTCCGAGCGTCACGTCGGCTGTCACGCATCCTGCCCCAGGTACGCAGAGTTCAAGGCCGGCTGCGAAGCCAGGCGGGAAGCTCGGACAAAGCTGCACCCCATCGCCGATTACACCATCGACATCACAAAGAGAGTACAAAAAGCGGCCCACCGCCGCAGAAAGTAGGAAAAACAACCATGACAAAACGAAAGGCTACGTTCGCCACCACCGCGATCATGACGCTTCTGGCGCTTGTGATCTTCTTCGTCTGGAAATTCGGAAAATATAACGGTCTCGGCTTTGCCGTCATCGAGGGCATCTTCGCCGTCTACGGATTTTCCAGTCTGGCCGATGACTGCTGCCGCTGGCTGCAAATGCCGGAAACGGCAATCATGCAGAGAGGAGGACGGCATTGAACGACACACGTTACACGGCCATCGCCGCCGCCCTCCGGGAAGAGTTCCCGAAGGCCAATAAGGGCACGGTGAGCATGGCGCTCCACACGAACGACTACGGCGTGAAGTTCTGCACCAGAGCGCAGGAAATTTACGACGCCGTGACGCAGCGAAAGCCCCGCACACCGCACCGCGTCAAGCCCATACGGTTACAGTGCCGGTTGACCGAAAGCACCGCACAGCGCGTTAAACAAGCGCTGGAGAGAAACGGCATCGCGTCCATGCAGACGTTTTTGGAATCGCTCGTTCTTGCGTGGCTCGCACAGTCTGAATTCTCCACCACATGGGTGGAAAAAGGCGAAAGCGCCGCCGGTGGAGATGACACCGACAGCGCTTACAGGAAAAACAACCTTACTTCAAATTCTACAGCAAAGGAGGCGGAATTGTCAAGTGTCCAGAACGTGCCGCTGCCGTGACTGCGGCGAGGACGGATTTTATCCCGTCGTCTACGCCGATGAGGGGTACGGCTGGGAGCGCTGCCCGACCTGCGGGTCTGACCGCATCGAATGGGGAAATAAATGCCCCTTGTGCGGACGGTACGCCGAGGAAAGCTACTGCAAGAACTGCAAGCAGAACATCCGTGACCGCTTCCACGAGCTTTTGATCTGCAATTTTGACCCCGAAGAGATCAAGGCATTAAACGAAATTTTTGACGGAAAGGAACTTGAATAATGGAAGAACGCAAAATCAACATCATGCTCAACGCCACCGCCGAGCTGAACCGAAAGGAAACGGACGACATTTACATCCCTATCCGGTTGAGCGAGTACCGGAAGCTGATTGCCGACTATTACGAAATGGAAAAGAAGCTCGAAGCGGAAAAAGACGACGCCACGCGCTGGGGCTCGGAAGCCTACCGCAGCGGGCAGAAAATCAAGGCGCTGGAAGCCGAGCTTGCCGATCTCCGGCAGAAGCTCGCGGAGGTCAAGGAAGCAGCAAAATGAGCATCACGAAAGTCAAAACGGCAAGCCGCGAAGAATGGCTGAAGCTGCGAAGCCATTACATAGGCGGCAGCGACGCGGCGGCGGTTGTTGGGCTGAATCCATTTTCTTCGCCCTATGCGCTGTGGGCGGAAAAGACCGGCCAAATGCCCGGCTTTTCCGGGAATCTGGCAACGGAAGTCGGAACATACCTTGAAGAATTTGTCGCGCAGAAGTTCGCCGCCGAGACCGGCAAGAAGGTTCGCAAGTGCAACCAGAGCTTCTTAAACAGCGCCTATCCGTGGGCGATTGCCAACATTGACCGCGAGATTGTCGGAGAGGACGCCGGATTGGAAATCAAATCAACGTCCGAACTGAATATGAAGAAATTCAAAGGCGGCGAGTATCCGGCAAATTACTACTGCCAGTGTGTTCACTACATGGCAATGACCGGAAAACAACGTTGGTATCTGGCTGTCCTGATCGGCAACCGTGATTTCCGATGGTTCACCATTGAGCGCGACGAAGCCGAGATTGCTGCCCTGATGGGCGCAGAAGCGGACTTATGGGAGCTGGTGAAAAATCACACGCCGCCCGTTGCGGACGGCTCACGGGCTACCACAGACGCCATAAAGACGATCTATGCGGAAAGCAGCGAAGACACCGTTGATCTGACTTTGAAGCTCCCGGCGCTTTTGCAGTACATAGACCTTGGCAAGCAGATTGCCGAGCTGGAAACCATGCGGGACGAAGCAGCAAACAAGATCAAGTCATTCATGGGCGAAGCTGGCGGCGGCGAGTGTGACGGATTCCGCGTTTCGTGGAAATCCAGCACACGGCGCACGTTCGACAGCAAGAAATTTGCAAAGGAAAATCCCGGTCTTGATCTGACCGGATATTACAAAGAAACATCTGCCCGGACATTCCGGGTGACAGAAATGAAAGGGTAAAAATGGAAGCAAAACAGATTCATTGCGGACAGTACAGGCGTTACGGCGATACTTTCCGCGTGTGGGAAATCAAGACAGACGGCGAAAGCAAAGAAGAAGTCCTGAAGTACATCCGTGAAAACGTCCACAAGTCCGATTTGCCGCCTTCCGGCGAGTGGAGTGCAAATGTGCGTTACGGTGGTGAGCGCAGCAACGATCCGGCTTATTACTTCCGTGGTTGTTACACGCTGGAAGCGGTTGATGGCGGCTATAAGTACACGGTCAAAGAACCGTTTTGCGATTAAGAAGGGCGCATAAAAACATGGCAAACATTATTCAGCGTCAGGCGGTTGATATGAAAGCACCGGAAAAAAAGACGATGCAGCAGTACATCAAGAGCATGGAAGGCGAGATTGCAAAGGCTCTGCCGTCCGTCATCACGCCGGAGCGCTTCACGCGCATTGTCCTTTCGGCGATCTCCGTCAATCCGAAGCTCGGAAGCTGCACACCGGCAAGCTTTCTCGGCGCGATGATGACCAGCGCCCAGCTCGGTCTTGAAGTAAACACGCCGCTCGGACAGGCTTATGTCCTGCCCTATAACAACAAGGGGACGCTGGAAGCACAGTTCCAGCTTGGCTACAAAGGGCTTATTGATCTTGCGTACCGTTCCGGCGAAGTGGAAGTCATTCAGGCGCACGTTGTTTATGCCAACGATGAATTTGAATGCGAATACGGCCTTGAGCCGAAGCTTACGCACAAACCGGCTGACAGCAACCGTGGCGAGCCTGTCAAGGTCTATGCCGTTTTCAAGACCAAAAGCGGCGGCTATGGCTTTGAAGTTATGAGTATGGAAGATGTGCGGCAGCACGCCGCGAAGTACAGCAAGGCTTACAGCAGCAGCTTTTCCCCGTGGAAAACGAATTTTGAAGAGATGGCGAAAAAGACGGTTTTGAAGCGTGTCCTCAAATACGCGCCGCTGAAATCTGAGTTTGTCAAAGCGGCGGTACAGGACGAGGTCATCAAGAAAGGGCTTTCGGACGATATGTATTCTGTGCCGAATGAAACGGTCTTTGATGCCGAGTTCGCCGAGGTTGACGAGGAAACCGGAGAAGTAAAGGACGGCGGTGAAATCCATGAATAAAGTAATCCTTATCGGTCGGCTTACCGCTGACCCGGACATTCGGCAGACAAATTCCGGCAAATCGGTTGCCTCCTACCGTCTGGCCGTTGATCGGAATATAAAGGCCGAGGGACAGCCGGAAGCGGATTTCCTGAACTGTACCGCCTTTGGGAAGTCGGCGGAGTTTGCCGGGAACTATCTCCGAAAGGGAATGAAGATCGCCGTCGAGGGGCGCATCCAGACCGGAAGCTACGAAAAGGACGGCGTGAAGCGGTACACAACGGATATCATCGTTGACCGGCACGAGTTCTGCGAAAGCAAGCGTTCTTCCGAATCTGGCGGCGCTGCCCCGGAGCAGGGATTTTCGGAGATCCCCGAATCGGAAGATGACGGACAGCTTCCGTTTTAACGGAGGCACGCCATGCCGAACAGACTGATTAAAGACAGCATTCGATTTTCGGAAAAGGTAAACTCCCTGTCGGATTTCCAATTCCGGCTTTGGGTATCTCTCATAACCTACGTGGACGATTACGGCAGGGGGG